GCAATCACTTCTTCCTTAAATACAGTTCCTGCCTTATACAAGGTTACTTGACATTTCATAATTCATCAAAAGTAATTCTTTTCTAGTTTTTTGATCTCGCATATATTCCCCTACGGAACGCATCGTATACGTCAGATCAAACTCGGCAGCGTTCCAGTTTTTAAACCTATCTTTTACTAATTGATCAGAATTATAACTAATCAACATATCCATATTAGTATTGGTATCGCAGTCAACAGCAAAATTATCGTGATCAAATCTTTTGTGCATTGATCCCTTGTGCCCATAGAGATTATCCTTAATATCATAAGGAGGATCGAGATACATAAAAGCATCTTTGTTTCCATCCATTAGATAATCATAGGAGTAATTAGTTATACGCCAGTTTGCAATCAATGCAGAATACGCAGGCAACTTTTCGATCCCTCGCATTGAAAAGTTGGAGATGGATGCCTGTTGTGAAAATGAAGAACTCTCTGTGAGACCGCTGAAAGAACACTTATTGACAATATAGAAAGCCACAGCACGATCAATACTTGGCAAAGTTTTGTCATTAATATGCTCCTTTGACTTTAGAAAAAGTTCTTTAGCAAGTTCAGGAGTATTATAAGAAAGTTTGCAATCAACTAACTCATTCTTTAAATCATTACCAAACATCTGGAGTTGTTGCCAGAAATTTACCAATGGTTCATATAAATCATTTACCCAAATATTTAATCCAGGATATTTTTTTGTGATATAAATCGCAACACTTCCCCCACCAATAAATGGTTCACGGAACTCATCATAGTTGCGAAGATCGGGGAAATAAGGTCCCATCTTTTCACAAGCACGGGACTTACCACCAGGATAACGAAGAGGTGTCTTGAGTGATTTCATCAGAGAATCTCCTGAAGACTATCAAGAATATGTTCAGAGGTAATTTTTTTGTTAGCAGGTTTTACATTTGTTGCCAACATTTGATAATCACCATCCTCTAACTTAAAGGTTGCGCCAGCACCATCGCATTCAGTTCTAGAGTAAACAGTATCCCAATCAGTGTATCCAATACTCATTGTTTTAGTATCTACAAGGAGCATATATTCAAATGTTTTTTGAATATCTTCCTTTACCAAATCTTTGACCTTTTTCTTTCCTGGTCTTTTATTGATAAGAACAACACGCCTACAACTTCCATTCTTATTAAAAAGACCAAGAGATCCTTTCATTTCATAATTTACTTTATCAGTAGAAATAAAATCAACCCCGTCTTTAAAATCACCAACATACTCAAGTTGACCATCACTCCACTTTGCAAAAGACTTTTCTTGCAACCAAGTGCGAAGAGTCTTAAATGCATTAGATTTCATCTGGGTTGTATTAGTTGCTTCAACGCAACCAAAAAACTCTTCAAGATTAATACGTTCAATGTTAATCATAATAAAAAATAAAAATCAAAGGGATAGTTGTTTGCTAGGTGTAATGATTGGACTAAAAATTTGATTATATTGTTCTACAATTTGATCTTGAGTCTCAGATACATAAACAACATAGTGTTTATTAATTGTAATCTCTTTCACCTCTTTACTAAGAAGAGGAGACCAAGGTGCAAACCCAAGTTCACCTCTTCCAGAAGGAACCGCAACAATTGGATTTGACAAAACAAGAGAATTTTCAGTCTCACTGATTAGATCAGCAATAACATCTTCTCCAGTATTCAGTCTAATAAGTTTTACATTCATTGTGAACATCCTACATGAATTTGAATTGATTTAAAGGCATTTGCCATTTCTTTGTATCCTAAACCAATATATACTTGTCCAGTAACAACAGCGATTGCCATAGAGCCCCAAAAGATATAGTACCACTTGGATTTAACTTGATGTTGTTTTTTGAGTTCATCAAGTTCCTCATGAATATCTTGATGATGAAACCTTAAAGGTTTTTGAATAAGTTCTTTGAGTTTTTTGTTTTTCATTTAAACTCACACTCCACCATAATTTCAGTAAGAGCGGCAAGAAGATTTATTTCTTGGTCAGCCACGAATGCACATTGGTATTGATACTTAGCAACAATAAGAACGGCAGCAGGAATAGATTGGGGTGAAAGATCATCAAGAGAGGAGTCATAAATCCTACGAAGTAAACTTGAAGCATCGTTATCCAAGTTCCCGACCACCCACTTTCGGACTTCAGTAAAGTTTTTAGTTTTGAGATTTTTAATAAGTTCATTTACATTAGTATCAGAGAATGATGCAAGGATTCCTGTATCAATTTTTCCACCAACAGCATAACGTTGGCACTCATTAAGTACTCGTCTCCAATCTGGAAAATGCTTATTAACCAGTTCAATCAGTACTTTTTGGTCGTATTGAATTGATTCTTTTTGAAGGATGTCTTGAAGGCGAGTAAAAAATGCTGCAGCAAGTTTTGGTTTTTCCTTTGACTTAATTCCAAATTCGACGACTGCACATCGAGAATGGAGTGGTTCAATGATTTTGTTTTTGTAATTACAGGTAAAGATGAATCTACAGTTGTTAGCAAACTCCTCAATAGAAGCACGTAGGAGGAGTTGTACGTCGTTTGTTGTGTTATCTGCCTCATCAATGATGATGACTTTGTGTTTAGCAGTTGACGAAAGTGAGACGGTCGAAGCGAAGTTCTTCGCATTGTTTCGGACAGTATCGAGGAATCTACCTTCGTCGGATCCGTTAATGACATAAACATCTACTCCCAATTCATTACAGAGTGCTTTTGCCACCGTTGTCTTGCCACATCCAGCAGGACCAGCAAGAAGCAAGTTTGGCACTTCGCCTTTATTTAGAAAGTCTGTAAATGTTTTCTTAATATTCTCAGGGAGAATACAATCTTCAATTGTTTTGGGGCGATATTTCTCAACCCACAAAAATTCATCACGACTCATAATTTTTTATACCCAATCAGGTTTTCGTTCTGGCATACGAAGATAATTAGATGCAACCCAAGATTTGGATGCGATATACATCTTGTAAGCAGTAAAAGTGTCAATGCTTGTGTCAAGTTTATACTCATCAGGCATCGCTCTCGCAAACGGTGTTACTTCAGTGATCTTTCCTTTAGGAAAAAGATAATAAGCATCCACGAGTGTTTTATAACAAGAGTGAATCTTATTATAGCGAAGGGCGTACTCATCTGACAAGTTAAGTCCCCACTTAATTAACCAGTAGGCATTGTGGATTGATTCCATTGCCCACTTTGTACATGGATGATTACGGAATGCTCCCTTCTCTGTCTTGTATGGCGTTCCATCAGACTTTGGAAGAGTTCCGTATCCATGTCCCCATTTGTCAGATGCCACGATAGAGAGCATCTGACAGCACTCTAATGGCATTTTGACAACGTGTTTATCAGGGAGACAGACAGCACTTTCAGCAGGCCAAGGAGAGGTTACAAAAATGTTCATCCAAATGTTGAATCAGGTTCCAAAGCAATATAATACTTCAGGTCATAATCCTTACTGTCAAAACGTGACAAAAGTTTACTTGAGATGCTGACCTGATATGTTCCAGGAATAATCTTAATATTTTCTACTTTAAAATTAAAGCAGAAGTTAAGTTCAGTCTCACCTACAATAACTTGGAAGTCATTAGAGGTATCATTCTTTTTATCGCGGACCACAATCTTAACAACACCTGCTTCACCGATAACAGACAAATCAGGAAGTTGGAAGATATTAGCAGCTTTAATAAGACGAGTCAGTTGATCGGAAGTAATGCTAAACGATACGTCTTCGGAAGGAAGAATAAGTTCTTTTTCTGGAGGAGTAATAATTACGTTTGGATCAGCAAAAAAGTAATTTGAACGAGTTTTACCCTCACGAATTACAACATAACTATCATGAGTAAAGTCAAGTGCAGGATCTTTATGTAGATCCAATCCATTCAAAAATTGATTGAGATCGTAAATTCCAAAGTCTTTAGGGATCTCTTCGGTGATGTCTGCTTCTGCAAGAATGTTCTTCATAACACTAATGGTACGAAGCTTACTACCTTGTTTAAAAAGAATAGATTGATTAATGTTAGAAAAGTTCTTTAGAAGATTCAGAGTTTTATCAGAAAGTTTCATAGTTTGGGAGTTCAAATTCATAATCATCGAAATTCGGAAAGACCATTGTCTTTACGAGAATAATGCCCATCAAAGTGAAGGAGTAGCATGGCATAGTGAATGACTTTCATCAGGTCACGTTTGTTGCGACCATCTTTGTCACCATAACGACTGCCATATTTAAGAATATTTGCTTGACAAAAACCAGGAGCAAGATCCTTAGCTGCCATCAAATCAATAGTTTGAATGTCTTTATGATCTTGATTGTGCCCACAGTAATGACTACCATAAGTACTAGTCACATAATCCTCAATATCTTTAAGGATTTTATCTTCATTGTATTTCCAAAGATGATTTTTAGTTTCGCTCATATTAAGATTAAAAGTGTAAGGTGAATTCAAAGTAAGGTGGTCATCACCCATACCACCAGGGAGTCTAGATCCAAGAACAATCATGTCTGGTGAAGGATTGGGATTACCTGTTAAACTAATTCCATCTTCAACCCAAAAATCTTGATTTGATAAGTTAGACATTAAATTAAAATCGTTTTCTGAATAAGGATGTTCGTCCATAATAAAGGGGAGGGTCATAATTTACCTCCCCCAATTATATCAGAATGGGGTGGGTTGGTCAATGTATTCTGCAGTCAGTTCAGGACCAGTAGAAGGCATTTGGAAGTCAGCATCTACTTTATCATACAGTTCCAGGAAGGACTGTTTGGTTTCGTCATCAAAACGATTCACACACACTTGGATTGCCTTTGCCTTGTCTTGGAAGATGCTATAAGCACGAATGATATGGACAAGACGGCGGGTGCTAATGATTTCATCAATACCACCATCGTAGAAGGTCTTGCGAATGATGTCTGCCCAGTCAACCAGGCGCTTACAGAAGTCGCGGTCTTCCACGCCAAGGTCCAGAGCAATGCCTTCCAGAATCTTCTGTTCAGTAGCAGGAGCAGGATAGGACTGCTCAAAGGTCACAGGGAACCGCTCCAGGAACGCTTCATTGAGCACATTGGTGCCGATAAAGCGACCGTCATCAGAACCCTTACCCTTGGTGTTAGCGGTAGCAACAACGTTGAAACCCGCAGCGGGTTTGACATACTTACCAATTTTCTTAAGGAAGACACCCTTGCCTTCCAGAACAGACTGAAGGCAGAGGATTTTATTGGAGGCAAGGTCAATCTCATCCAGAAGCAGAATTGCACCACGTTCCAGAGCTTCCACAACAGGACCATTGTGCCAAACGGTCTCGCCATTCACCAGACGGAAACCACCAATCAAATCATCCTCATCAGTCTCAATCGTGATGTTGACACGAATCATCTCACGCTTTAGTTGAGCACAAGCTTGTTCCACACTGAACGTTTTACCATTACCCGAAAGACCCGTAATGAACGTTGGATAAAACAAACAGGACTGAATAATACGTTTAACATCTTTAAAATTACCAAACTGGACGAAGGTATCATCTTTGTCAGGAATAAGATTTTGTTCGATGGAAGGAAGAGCAGAGGGAGACTGGAATGTACGTTCAATTTCATTGACTCGCTCTTGGGTTACCTCAAGATTCCAACGCCCACGAGAAGTTTTAAATTGCTCAAGGCGACGAGTCACTGTCTGATAATTCAGACCATGAGAAGCACAGAAACCCCTAAGATCGCCAGAAGTAATTTCAGAACCATAAAGTTCTTTGATGCTATCAAAAAGGGCTTCGTCGTTCACAGAAGATTTGCGAGACATGATGTAGTTGGGTGGTTTGTTTCAACATAGTAATTGTACACTGACTTTGAGGAAGATGGAGTTACCAGTGGACGGTTCTAAGATTGTCCCATCTGCTCAAAGAATTTTTTAGATATTATTTTAGCGGTATATCCTGGGTAATACTTTTTTACCCAAGACCCCACTCCCATTGCTGTGATTACACTATCACATAAAATGAATACTTCTTTAGTTTCTTCTTTAACTATGTGTTGCAAATTCATTTTGCTACCAACTCAATAAATTCATTAAGGATTTTTTTATTCATTTTTTTACCCCTAAGACTTTTAACAAAAGCGGATTTAATTTGTGATTTAGTAGCACATTCCGCAATGTCAAACTCACTATCTTGGGCAAGAGCAGTTGCAGACAATCCAAAATAAGTATTGTAAGAAGATTTTTTAATAGAAATTGTTTTTTCTTTTTTCCAAACGCTCATCATTTTATCCAATTCTTCTCCATACCAACCATAATAGCGACGAATAAAATTACCAGCATCCCTAGGTTCAAGGACACGAATTCCAATAAAGTTGATGTTTGAGAATTTGTCCCTAAGATTTTGAAGAAGAATTTCAGTAATCGTATGATGATTACCATCGAACGCATATGTATTCCCAGTTTTACGATCTCTTAGGTAAGCATTTGCTCCAATATGGGATGTTCCCAAATATGGTTCAGATTCCCAATGACGCTTAACTTCGCGGTGATAGGTAACATTACAAGCTTCACCATCCGTAAGAATAACACATTGAACTTTTTGGAGTTTATTATCTTTTTGAAATTTTGGAAGAATTTGATGCAAAGCGATTAGAGATTCATTTAATGGCGTTCCCGAAAGACTAAGACCAGAAGGAACACTATATTGACAATAAAAATGGCGATCAAATGAATGAGCAATTCGGAAAATATTTTTCATTTGTTCTTCCAGAATTTTTGAATTTGTTTTACTAGTCAACATATTCATCAAAGAAAACCATTCTACAACTTGAATGAGTCCATCTCTTTTTTTATAAGATAGCATACGAAGATCTGCCTTTCCATCTGAACTATATTTGACCAAAGGATAATCGGTAGTGAATGCGTATACTTCAAAAGGAATTGAGACTTTTTTACAGAACCAAATCAGATTAAACAACTGTTTAATAGTATCGACAATTACATCAGACATTGATCCAGACCAGTCTAAAATAAACACCAATCCATGATTTTTTCCTTCAGCAAGAGTAGTTACTTTTTTAAAAAGATCTTCATTATGCTTATAGGTATGAAGTTTAGAACAGTCCAAAACACCAGTACGAGCAACTGTCGATCGAGAATAAGAGTCAGCTGCTTTACGACATTCAAACTCTTTAACAAGATATGTAACTTCTTTTTGTGCTGATTTTTTAAATTCTTGATATCGCTTGTCCACTTCACCAAAAATATGTTCTTTAGAGAAGTTGTGATTTTCAAGAAACTCATTCCAACTCTCACTACATTTAGAATGAATTTCGGAATTTGGAACAATAATTTTACCAAGATCTAGTTCGGGCAATTCTAGATAAACGTTTTCAAAACAAGAGTTATCTACAAGATCCTTAAGAGCTTCCTCAAGAGAATCCATAGTCTTAACTTCTGGTTCTTCAATATTCTCCGCACCAATAGGGGATTTGATAGTTTGTTCTCTTTGTTGAGACTTTTCTTGAGAATTAGCACCTCCAGAACCATCAGACTCTGGTTGGTCATTCTCACCTTCCTGCTGGTCAGTAAAGTCGGAAGCAGGTTGATTGTTAGCACCACTCTGCTGGGACTCAAGATTATCCAAAGAAATCTTGGTTTCTTCCTGTTGCTTGTGTTTACAATACTTATAGAGTTCCTCTGCTGCCACGAGCACATCAGCAAAGGTTTCAGTGTCGGCAATCAGATTGATAATTTCAGTCTCTTCACCACGCTCAATGGGAATATCTGTGTAGTTACCAATCTTAAACCAGAGGTTTGCACGGTCGGCAAGATTATAAGTTTCCAGTTTATCATCACCAATCTGGAAGAAATCATCATCGGCAAGTTCCTTGTAACCGTTATAGAAGGTCTTGGCGAGACCAGCATAACGACGCTT